TAAGGTCTAGTAAACATATATTTAATTACATTCTGTAGCAACTCACTACTTATTACGTAATTTTTCATTTTCTTTTTTCTCCTTTTCTTTTATAATTTTATCTACCTCTACATTGATGAGAGAGTAGATGTCATCAAAAAATATTTTAAGATTACTATAAGTTATTTCAAACACACTCTTTTCTTTAACGTTCTTCATTTCAAATGCATCAAGAGATATTAATAACTTCCCTGTAAAAGGGTCTTTAATTATTCTCATATTTTTTAATCAACCTTTGTAAATACCATTGTGCTTTTTTTAAATCTTCTAAACCATTTTTCATTTTATATCTAGTAACATATTTAATAACATTTCCTTGCATGTAATCCATGCTATGCGATTCTATATAATCAGCAGTTTCTATTCCTTCTCTATAATAACTAGGATTTATCTTGTCCATAACTCGTAAAATCTATTAGTTTATTTATAGGGATTAGATGTCCCCATGAAGTATTGTTATCCCCACCGGGGATTTTTTTAAATGTATTATTCTTAATAATATTCTTTAAATCTTTTGTCTTTAATGTTATATTAAAACAAAACTTATCTTTACTGTAGAAATTAATGGTCCACCATTCAGCCTGTGTCTTGGCAATCCCACTTTCTTTTCCCCTACTTTGATATTCACAATAGTGATTACCTGTCTTAATCCACTTATCTCTTTCAGACTTTACCTCAGTCTTTTCACCTTGTTGTATTTCTGCAACAACGGTTTCCCCCTGTTTACCCCATTCTAAATCATATTTAAAGTTTGCATTATGCTTCATGTATAACCTCCTTTGGATTATTTATTTCTACATACCAAGCAAACTTAGGATTGGATGCTTTTGATTGTTGTTGTGGTAGGTATTGTATATCTTCACCCCAACACTTCTGTTTATACTGACAATATGAACATACAGTTCCTAATATTTTGTTGCCTGTAGGTTTTTTGTAAAACATTTCTTCTTCAACATCAAAGCATTTTTCAAAAGGTTTGTCTTCCATTAATGCTTTTGTATTATCTAAAGCTTTTTGAATAGCTTCTTTTCTATATTGAGAATCATCTTGTGGTGGTTCACTCAATAGTATTTCACCGGTAGCTTTATTAATAACTATCCAACCACCAAAAGGTTTCTTTGTTGCTTCTGAATATAGATACCCTTGAGTTAGATATCCAAACACATCATCTTTAGCAACCTTCTCAAATCCCCCACCACTCTCACCAAACTTTTTATCAAAGGCAAAAGGTGAAGCTGATTTAATATCATAAACTTTATCATCAATAATAATATCGTATGTGCCTTTCATGTCAAACCATTTTGTTTTATACTTGACATTCTTTTGTACACCTTGTATATTAGCTTTGGTAGTTCTTAATAACATTACTACAATAGCTTCTAAGATATCACCAAATAAAAACTTTAATTTATTATTATAATTTTCATAAGATACTATCGCATTGCCACCGGAATATTTCTTTTCCATTTGTAATTGACATAGTGGTTTGCCAATACTAGACATTCTAATTCTAAACTCAGATTCCCTCTCTTGAGTAAATTGTTTTTCTACTGCTTGTTTGCAGTCTTTAAGAAACTCTTTTAATACTTCTTTAGGTATTGCCACAGGCTTACGTTGGGCCTGTGACAATAAAGATTTTACTTCTTCTAAGAAAGTCAAGAGGTTATTTCGTCCATGATTTCATCATCTAACACATCTTGTTCTGTAGTGTGACCTTTCTTAGCTTTGTTATGTTCTTCTTTTACATAGCTATTCTCTGCCTCCACATATTCTAAGAAACCTTTTAGTGTTTCTTTATCTGAATCAGAAAACTTGACATCTTGATTACTATCTTTTATCTTAGCAACAAAGTATGTCACACTTCCTTTTGTATGCTTTTCTGTTCCATTAAAATCTAGAACAGTATTGTACATTATCTTATTACGTTTAGATAAGCTTTGAAGCATATTGCCTATGGGCATAAAGTTTACACCTCGTACTCTATACAATACAGGTTCGTTTGTCAAGATAATTTCTTCACCTTTTGAAGACTTACCTTTGACGGACACAACACCAAACACATTTCGATAGCAAGTAATCTTATCCTGTTCTATCTTAGCAACAGGGTCTAGATTTTCTCGTTCTGCTTTGGGTACACTTCCACATGATTCCGTTCCTTTGGTATCTATTTTTGAATCGGACCAACTTCTAAACATAACTGATTTAGAATTGTTATCCTCATTCTCTTCATCATATTTCTTGTACTGAAATGTATTTAAGAAAGGTCTAAAAGAAACTTTCTCTGCATACACTGTGCCTTTGTCTGTACCTTCTACTTTGTACAAACCTCGTTTGATAGCATTGCCATCACTATCCTCGGCTTCATAGTTAATAGACAATCTAGCTAAAGATGAACCACCCATGTCGGCATCCTGTCCGACCATAGCCATTATCTTATCATTAGATAAACTGTCTAGATTACTTAGTTCGTTTGACATAATAATGCCTCCTTTTATAAGTATATTGTATCACAAGTCTGTGGATAAGTCAAGCCAATTCGAACCACTTTTTATTTCAAAGTCTAAGGGTACATTTAAATCACAATCAAATCTTTCTTTAAGTGATTCTTTTATACCGGAAAACCCTTGGTTTAAACAGTCAAGGACTTGTGAGTATTCTTCCGGATGAACATCTAGTATCACGGAATCATGTACTGTATTAATCAGTAATGTTTTCATATTGTTTTGTTTCAATAGATTCCATACGTTTATACAGGCTATAGGAACTATATCTGCCGTGGCAAAACCTTGAACAGGATAGTTTTTAACTGCAGTAGATTGAGTACTACTACCGTCTTTTCTTCTATAGATATTAGGGAAGTAATATTCTCGACCACTAGGTAGTCTTACTATCTTAGATTTTATTGCAGTGTCTTCTAACTTCTTATGCCACTCTGCAATATTCTCATACTTCTCTAAAAACTTTTGATAATATTCTTTTTCTTTTTTCTTACCCATCATCCCACCATATAAAGGTTTAAATGTATGAGCCTTTGCGTCTTGCCTAGAACATCCAATAATATTAGCAGTGTATTGATGAACATCTACACCATTGGCAATGTCTTCCATGCCTTGTTTATCTTGTGCTAGGAATACGGCAGTTCTAAATTCTAATTGTGCAAAGTCTACTTCTATAATCTTACCCTTGTAAAATCTAGATGTAATAGCTTTCTTGATAGGAAACTTATCACCTCTCGGCATATTTTGGAAGTTAGGTTTGGAACTAGATAGTCTTCCTGTGGTAGTTATATGCTGATTAAAAGAGGGGTGAAGTATTCCGTCTTCTCTTGTATTGTCTTTGATACCGGTAACAAATGTATTGAGATAAGTTTCTACTGCACTATATCTCATGATACTATCTACAAATTCTTTTAGTGTGCCTTCTGCAAACACAGATATTTTATTTAGTGTATCTTTATCTGTTTTAAATCCACCCTGTGATGCGTCATGGATTGTTCTAGGGGACCAACCAAACCCTGCCTTGGCTTCTGTTTCTAAGAATATCATACCCTCACCTTTACAATCAGAACACTTTGACATGTTCTTAAAAGGTGTTCCGTCTACCTTTGTATGTCTAACTAATCCTACACCATTACAAGTTTTACATTGTGTGGCCATTGTTTTATATACAGTATCAGTATACTTATCTACATTGTGTTGGAACTCTCTATCAGTCATACGAGGTCTACGTTTAGGTCTTTTGGTTCTTTTGTCTATACCTATGTTAAATAATTCTGCCCATTGTTTTTTATCCTGTACCTTTCTAGAATAAATAACCTTAGATAAATCCTCTGTTGATGATAGATTTATTTTAGTATCACCCATCATTTGACTGACGATTCTATCTATTTTATTTTTTAGTTTGTAGTATTCTTCGTTTAGTTCTTTTTCTACCACATCTAATTTTTCTAGGTCCACATGATTGCCGTTCATTTCCATATCAATTAATACTTGTAGAAAATCATTCATCAAGTTTCTTGTGGGAATCAGATTAGCATTAGCATGATTATTAAATGCTTCGACTTGAGCATTATATAATTCTCTTGTTATCTTAACATCTTGTTTACCATACTCTTCTAATTTGTCCATAGGTATTTCTTCGATACCATATCCTTCATTCATGTAGGTGGCTAAGATATCTGATTTTAAACTGATACCTCTACGTTTACAAGATTCTTTTAGTGATACTGATTTCTTCTCGCCTCTATTGATAATATATTCCCCTAGCATTGTATCGTATAGTTTACCTCGATAGGTAAATCCACATTGATATAACCATGACATATCGAATTTTAAATTGTGGCCAATAACTAATTCTGATTTATCTAGTATCTCTTGTATGGCTTTTCTACTTTCTGTCAAGTCTTTTTTGATAGGGTCGTTGTGATAAAAGAAATAGTATTCATCATTGATACCTACACTCACTAATCTATTATCGGGATTAAATGGTGAGGGGTCACCCTCTTTTGTAAAGGTGGTTTCTATATCTAATACTGTTATCATCTAGTTCCTTTCTATATATACTTGTCAATAATCTTGTTACTTTTTACAATGTTTTCTTTAGCGGTTAGATATTGTAAATTATTTTCAAC